AAATATGTAGTAAGAAAAACTGAAGTAGTCGCAAGTTATATTGTGATAGATGGCGCTAAAAACTATAAAGATGCATTTAATATTTTTGACGCTATGTTGGAAAGTGGTCAAGAGATAGAATTTAAAGATGATGAAGTTTTAACTAGTGAATGTGAAGTTTTAAGTGATTATGAAAGTGAGCAAAATTTGAATTATTTAGGGGAATAAAATATGAATGTATTAGAACTGTTTGGTGGGAGTTGTTCATTCAGTAATATGGCAAAAAAACAAGGTCATAAAACTTTTACATCTGATTATAAAGATTTTGATGGAATTGATTATGTTACAGACATAATGCAGTTTGATCTAAATAAAATTCCATTTAAGCCTGATATTATTTGGGCATCTCCACCATGCACTTTTTTTTCAGTTGCATCTATTGGTAAGCATTGGAATAAAGACCATACACCAAAAACAGAACAAGCAAAAATAGGGGTGGCAATAGTTAAAAAAACTATGGATATTATTAATGAATTAAATCCAAAATATTTTATTATTGAAAACCCTAGAGGAAAATTAAGAAAACTTAATTTAATTGATGTTTCTTTATTAAAAACTGTTTGGTATTGTCAATATGGGGATAGTAGGGCAAAGCCTACAGATATTTGGACTAATCTAGAAAATTGGAAACCTAAACCAATATGTTGGAATGGGAATAAAAATTGTCATCATGAATCTGCTCCAAGAGGTTCATCTACAGGAACACAGGGAATAAAAGGCACTTATGATAGAAGTAGAGTGCCTGATGAATTATGTAATGAAATTTTAAAAACTATTAATAAAGGATAATTATGAATGTATTAAGTTTATTTGATGGAATGTCATGTGGTCAGATTGCTTTAAAACAATTAGGAATTAAAGTAGATAAGTATTATGCAAGTGAAATAAACAAATATGCTATCCAAATAGCACAAAAGAACTTTCCTGATACTATTCATGTTGGAGATATAACAAAGGTTTCGGCAGCAGACTTTCCAGGAAAAATTGATTTATTATTGGGTGGATCACCATGTCAAGGATTTTCATTTGCAGGGAAACAACTTAATTTTAACGATTCCAGGAGTAAATTATTTTTTGAATTTGTTAGGTTGTTAAAAGAATTAAGGCCTAAATATTTCTTATTAGAAAATGTGCGCATGAAACAAGAATATCAAGATGTCATTTCAGAGCATTTAGGGGTAAAGCCTATCATGATAAATAGTGCATTAGTATCTGCTCAAAACAGAAATAGATTGTATTGGACTAATATTCCAAATATTACACAACCTAAAGATAAAGAAATTGTATTAAAAGATATATTGGAAAATGGTATTGCTACTGATGAAATGACAACTAATAAAAAATCTTTCTGCCTTACTGCAAGGTATCAAGGTGCAGTTGCATGGAATAGAATTGAAAGACGACAAAGAACTATGGTGCAAGTTGGCATGGCTAACGATATAAACGGACATGATATTTTAAAAAGGATTTATTCTGATGAAGGTAAATCACCAACTCTAAATACTATGGGGGGTGGAAATAGAGAACCAAAAGTTGCTTTAGGTGGCGCAATAAGAGGTAGATATGAAGATAATGGCTCTATAAAACAACAATTAGAAATTAGGAAAGATGAAAAAACTAATACATTAACAACTGTGCAAAAAGATAATGTTGTTGTTGATCAAGAATTACATTACAGAAAACTAACACCTTTAGAATGTGAAAGATTACAAACTGTTCCTGATGGCTACACAGATGGAGTTTCTAATACTCAACGATACAAGATGATTGGAAATGGTTGGACTGTAGAGGTTATAAAACATATTTTAAACAACATGGAGAAATAACATGGAATCATGGTTAGAGGAAAGTAAAAGAAAAGGCAGAAATAATAGACTGTTGGGTTTTGTAATTGGTTTAATAGTTGCATACGCAACAGTTTATTTTTATACATTTTATTTATAAGGAGAATGAAAATGAAAACATATAAACTTTATGCAACAAGAGAGGTTGGTGAGGTAGCAGTTATCCAAGCCAATTCTAAAGACGAAGCGATTGAAAAAGTAAAAAACAAAGATTGGCAACCCTACCAAGATTTTAGTTGGGAGATAACTTCAGTAAAAGAGGAAAAGGAGAGTGAAGATGAATTATGATGAATGGGAAACAACAGGGTGGGTATTTAACAAAGCTCTAGATGAAGTAGAAGTTCCAATTACAGTTTTTTATGAGGTAGAAAGTGAAGACCATACAAGTTTTCCTGTAATTAAATCAATAGGATTATATGAAGATGAAGATGGTTACGATCAAGACTATTTTCTTTCTGATGATGAAGCAGAAAAAGTTTATGAAACAATTTATGAAGCCTTACAAGAAGAACCTCTTTATGATGAATATGGGGGAGCATTATGAATGCCAATATTTGACACGATATGATTTATAGTGTTAAATTCAATTACTTTAACAACAAGGAAAATATTATGGAATTAAATGAAATTTGTGAAAAATTAAAAGTAACACCAAATCAGTTAGCAGAAAAGTTTGATCCACCATTGTCAAGACAAGCAGTATTTTATTGGAAATCCACCGGAATACCAAAATTAAGACAATATCAGATTAAGGAGATGTTAGATGATTCAGAAAGAGCAGATACTAGCGAGGTTTGAAAAGGTTTATGCTTCAACAAGTGATAATTCTCAATACCAATGCCTATGCCCAAATCATAATGATAAAACTGCAAGTCTGGGCATTAAGTTTGATGGCGACAAGGTAGTTATTAACTGTTTTGGTGGTTGTGAAACAGGAGATGTCATTAAAGCAGCCGGGTTAAGTTGGTCTGATATAATGCCTGATTCATTAGATAACGATTACAGGCCTAATAAAAGATTTAATCCTTTTGCAGTATTAAAAGCTATTAAGAATGATGTTTTATTTTTATATTTATGTGCTAATGAATTAAAACAAAATAAACCATTACAAGAATCCGATCAACAAAAATTATTAGGCATGACAGGAAGATTAAGAGGTATTTATGACGACATTAAATGATGATGTTAATAAACTAATTATTGGCGATAAAGATATAGATAATTATTTTGCTAGTCGTGATAATGAAGAACATTTTAAAGTTAAAAAACCAAGTAATTATGTAGAAGATGTGCAAAATTATTTTAAAAATGATATGTATGGTGGTATTTCTTTGCCCTTTGATTATACAGATGATAAATTTAAAATTAGATTTGGCGAAACCTCTATTATTACAGGGTATTCTGGGCATGGTAAAACTGCCTGGCTATCTTATATTATTTTAAAACTTTTAAATGAAAACAAATCTCTTATTGCATCTTTTGAAATGTTGCCAAAAGCAAGTCTAGGTAGGATGTTATTACAAAATGGTGCAACAAATCCTACAGACAACGCCATAAAAAGTTTTGTAGAGGGATTAGATGAAAAGTTATATTTATATGATGCAGAGGGAGAAACAAGTGTTGAGAAAATAATTTCTGTTATTTTTTATAGTGCTGAAAAATTAGGCGTGAAAGTTTTTGTAATTGATTCATTAATGAAATGTGGTATTAATGAAGACGATTATAATAAACAAAAGAAATTTATTAACCAATTATGTGTTGCAAGTAGAGATTTAAACATAAAGATATTTTTAGTTTGCCATAGCCGAAAAACATTTAATGAACATGGAGAGCCAAATAAGTTTGATGTTTTAGGATCGAGTAATATAACTAATTTAGCAGATAATTGTATTACTGTATTTAGAAATAAGGCCAAAGAAGAAATTTTAAACGCTGAACACCATGATAAAAAAGAAGAAGCTGCTAATTGGTATGATGCACAGATTTATATTAACAAACAAAGACATGGTAATGGGTTTGAGGGTAAGTTTGGCTTATACTTTGACAAAGAAACCTTTAGATTTAGCACTAAAAATTATAACAAAAGCACATTTAATGTAAGAAACACATATAAAGATAAGGATTTTTTCTAATGATATATTTAATTATTATAATATTCTTAATGATTATTTTTGGGTTATTTTTGCATTGGATTGAATTACTTTGGAAATATATAAAAAAATGAATATATTATTAGGATTGGCTTTAACAGTAATGATTACAACTGCAATAATGTGTTGGATTATGTTGATAATATATGGATTTAAGGTTTTAAAAGACAAACTTGCAATATTTGGTAAATAAGTTTAACATAGAGTAGTAAAATTAATTAACCTTTAAGAAGAAGGAGAAACAAATGAGTAAATCAAGTGAAAGAGCATTACAAATATCTCAAGAACAGTTTGAGCAAGACGAACAAGCTAGGGATATGCAAGAAAAGTTAGATCAACAAGCACATCAACAACAATTAGAGTTAAACAAGGCCTATCAAAAGGGTTATGTTAATGCTTTAAAAAACCCACCAGCTAGAAGCGAGTTTGATATAGATAGATTAAACAAAGCTATTCGCAGACTAAACCAATTATTAAATGATGAAAACAAGGGAATACTATGAGTAAATATCAAGATTTAAGAAAGATAGATGTATCTGAACATACTGAATTGAAAGGTAGGTTCACTTACCTTTCATGGAGTTGGGCAGTAGATACTTTATTGCAACATGATGAATCAGCAACATGGACTTATGCAGAGCCTATGACATTGCCTGATGGAAGTATGATGGTTTTCTGTACAGTAAAAGCGTTTGGAAAAGAAATGACTTCACAACTTGCAGTTATGGATAATAAAAACAAAGCCATCAAGAAACCTGATTCGCAAGATTTAAACACCGCTATGATGAGATGTTTAGCAAAAGCTATAGCATTACATGGATTAGGTTTGTATATCTATCAAGGCGAAGACCTCCCTGAAGTAGATGCTTTAGAGTATATAGAAAAGTTATATCAAGTAGATGGTATAGATGCTTGTAGAAAATACTTTAATAAACTCAAAAATACTGACAGAGAGTTATGTCAACCTTTTGTAGAAAGAATGGTGGCATTACAGAAAGAGGAGAAAGCATAATGGAACAGCGAAGTGCTGAATGGTTCTCTGCTAGATTAGGTAAGGTTACTGCTAGTAAGATAGATGACATTATGGTTAAAACCAAGTATGGCGAATCACAATACACCAAGAAGTATAAACTGCAATTAGTTACAGAAAGGCTTACTAATAAGGTAGTTCCTGTTTTTATGAACTCTGCAATGGCTCATGGTGTGGAGTTTGAAGATGAAGCTAGGGTTGAGTATGCCAATAAAATGAAGTTATTGATCGGCACAGATGTTAAAGAGGTTGGTTTTATAGACCATCCTAGCATAGATATGAGTGGTGCTAGTCCTGATGGCCTTGTGGGAAAAGATGGATTAATTGAAATAAAATGCCCTCAACCAATGACTCATACTGACACATTAGAAACAGGCGTTATTGCTAAAAAATATATACATCAAATGCAATGGCAAATGTGTTGCACAGGAAAGAAGTGGTGTGATTTTGTATCTTATCACCCGGACTTTCCAAAAGAATACCAACTTTTTATTAAAAGAGTTGAAAGAGATGATGACCTGATAAGTCGTTGTGAAGAAAGTGTTATTAACTTTTTAAAAGAAGTTGATGATAAAATTAAAACAATCAAGGAGAATATTTA